ACGAAAGCCAAGCAGGACTCGCGCGCCCTTGGGCACTTTGACCACGATGCCGGGCAAACCGTGCCAAAGTTGGACCGCCTGCAAGCCGTTGCCGCGGATGGAGTCGTCATCGGGCAGCAAGTCAACGGTTGAGCCGTCTTCAGACTGGCTGTGCACCGTCGAGGGGTACATACGGTGGTACCGTGTGAACCCCGTGAGCCTGAGGATCAGCTCCCCGAGCTTCGAAGTCACACATCCTCGTCGAGTTGCCGCAGCGCCTCGCGCACACCCATTGCTGTCCTCAGGTAAACGAAGGAGATCTCGGCGGCGGTCCCGCGAGAACCGAGGGTGCTTGCGATCGACGCCTGGACCGCGCGCTGGGCCGCGTCGATCAACGCCCGGGTGGTGTACGCGGTTACGGTCGGCGGGTGGAGCGAGAGGACGCCAAGCTCTTGCTCCTCGGCTGAGGGCAAGCGCTGGGGCGAAAGACCCTCGACCTCGATGATCGCAGTGAAGACGTCGGACGCCTTGGTGAGGGTGACCTTTGGCGTCGCCTCAGAGTCAAAGACGACCGTACGGGGCAGGGCCATCAATGCCACCAGTAGCGCGCGCGCAGGTTCCCATCCTCGAGGGAGTAGGAAACACGTCGAACACGGTCCCCGTTGAAGGTGGTGCCCACGTCCAGATCAAGGCTCTCCGGCGCGAGGAGCGCGAAACCGTGCCGAACGTCCTTGTCGAGCACGAGTGCGGTAGACGGGCTCGGTGCGAAGGCGTCCGTTCCGATCCACACCGTGCCGTCGTCTCGAACGCGCCAATTCGCTGCGAGGCGATCGGCAATCGCACCAACCGCGTCGGAGGCAAGGGCCGCGAGTCGCGTCCAACTCGCGAGCGAGGTGTTCACGACTGCCGCTGCCGCACTTGCGCTGAGCGACTCGCTGACGGGTGTTAACGTGTCCGTGAGAATGCTCCGCACAGACGTCGAGCGGAAGGAGCGAGGCGTGACCGCCTTCCGAAGTCCGCCTCGCCCACCGATGACGCGCGCTCGAACAAGGCCCGACAGTTCATCGACGCGGATGATCGTGCCGCTCAGTCGCCGAGTATCATCGGACAGCGTGGCAGCGGTCCCTTGGGGCGCCTCGTCGGCGCCGTACGCTACGTCAGCGATCCAGGGACCGTTCTCATCGAACGTCAGATGAAGCTCGTGAACCGGCGCGTCATTCAGCGTGATCGTAGACATCAGCCAGAGAATCCGCGGGGGCTTTGGGACGGGGGCAGACTCTTCAGGGGAACGCCCCAGCCTTCGGCCTCGTCCTTTGGCTTCTCGGCAGGCTTGTTCACCTTGGACGCTTCTGGCGTCCACTCGAACGCATCAATCTCGATGACAACGTTGCCTCCCGCGGGCGGATCGGGATCTGTGATGTCCCCGATCGTGACGCTGTTGATGTCCCAGAATGCGCACTTCGGGTGAACGATGGCTACGGGATCCCGTGGCGCGTTCTTGCCTCTGGGACGGAGCAGCGCGACGTGCGGTCTCAGAGCGTCGTACTCGTCCGGGTTGAGCTCGAGGCGGATGCTCACTTTGGCCGGCTTGTCACCGCTGTCGCGCGTGCGACACTTCTTGGCGCCGCGCGGCTTTTGCAGGTCAAGCCCGGTCGTCAGGTGCACTTTGACGTGGGCGATACCCGGCATCACCTCCCCGCCCAGCTTGAGCCGGTCGTAGTCGGGTGACCAGTTTCGCATTATCCAGTTTCCAGGTAGCGCTCGAAGATGCTCTCGAGCAACGGCTCCAGGCGTTCGACTGTTGCCTCGGCGAGTTGCACGTCGAGCGGAGCGGATCCGTCAACTTGCACACGCAGATTGAGGTCGAGCTGCATGCGCCCGTCCCCTCGCGGGGCGAATGAGCCGGGTTGAAATTGGGTGTTCGGATCCGGGGAGTGCGGTGCACTGAATGACAGTTCGGGCGATGCGGTGTTCGTATTCGCGGCGACCCCACCGAGACGGAAGGTGGCGCCCTGGTCGAGGCCCAACCCGGCGTGGAAGGCTGCAGTCGACTCCTTCGCAGCGTCACCCGCTGCTCGTGCGACAAGGGGCGCTCTCCGCTCGATGCCACCGCCGAAACCGTCCATGTACCAGCCGCCGTAGCGATCGGTGAGGCGACTCGGAGAGTGCATCTCGAGCTCGTCCTTGGGCTTGTCTTTGATCAGATCCAACGCCGCGCCGAGTGAGCTGCCGACGAGTGGAAGGCTTCGGAGCATTCCTTCGCCGAAGCCTTCAAGCGCATTGGCACCAGCAGTGTAGAATCGGTCCTTTACGTTGAACAGTTCGAGTACGAAGTCGACCGAAACCTTCGCGATCGTGGCCGGGTAGAAGATGGTCTTCAGAAGGCCGCGACCCAACGATGGGAGTAGCTCTTCGCCGATCCGCTCCGCCTTGCTGATCCATCCGATCGACGTTGCGTCCCAAATGGTGCTCACCCGTCCTAGAGCGTCGCTGACCTCTGAAACCGTGCTGGTGATGGGTTCGATGAACCCACTCCACACCGCTTCGCCAGCCGATTCGACCGCCCCACCCAGCGCCATGACGGTGCTCGTGATGAACCCAATCGCGCGCCCGAGCCTTTCAGCCTTCGTGGCAGCGTCGTCGAGATTGACTCCTTTGCCACCGAGCTTGTCGAGCAATTGGGTGATGCCTTCGGCGTCTCTCGATCCCTGATCAAACCCGGCGCCCAGCCGCTGCGCCAGTGAGACGGCGTTGTCGATTCCCTGATTCAGGCGATCGATTCGAGCCCCCCAGTTGTCCATGAACTCAGTCGAATCGTCAGAGTTCACCCAAGCAGACAAGCGCCCAACCAGACCACCTGTTAGCTTGCCGAAGCTCTTCTCGGTGCGTTGACCGAGCCCGATCCAGAGGTTGTCCCAATTGGCCTTCAGCTTGCCTTCGGCTCCGGCGATCGTTGTGTCGGCAAACTTCTTGCCGGTATCGCCGAGCTCTTTCTGCTGAAGCTTGCGATTGATCGCCATCTCGATGGCGGGCAGGGCGACGTCCGAAGAGATCTTTCCTGCTTGCTGCAGCTTCATCACCTCGGCTTGCGTCTTGCCGAGCTTCTCGCCGATCGCCTCTTGAACGAGTTTGCTGCTGACGCCGCGTTCGCTCAACTGCATGAGCTCCTCGCCCTGCAGCTTGCCCTTGGACTTGATCTGGCCGATCGCAGTGAAGATGCCCGACACGCCCTCAGCGTCATTGCCGAGCGCTCGCAAGTCGGCGCCCATCGCCAGAAGCTTGTCCGCCTCCTTGGGCGAGAACTGAAGCGCTAGGAACTTCGTGTACTGCTTCGTGGTGTCTTGGACTTCGAGCCCGAACTCTTGCGCCTCGGCACGTACATGCTCGAAGAGCTTGCCCCCGTCGACGCCGTGCTTGGCGAGTTGCTGAAACGCGAGTTCGGTGTTCTGGGCAAAGATCGCCGAGTCGTGCGCCGTTGACTCGACTTGGTAGGCGAGGGCTCCAACGGCTGCCGCGGCCGCGAGCGCTGCGCCTGCCAACACCGCAGCGCCAGAGACGCTCTGGTCGTTGAACTGTTCTGCGGCTTTGATTCGCTCCTTGTCGCCCTCGGCCGCCTCGCGCGCGTCCTGGGCTCGCATGCGGGCGCGAGTGCGCATGTTTTGGAGCTCGTTGCGCTGGAGCCCTCGACTGGTTCGGAGGGCGTCGCGTTGTTCGGCGCGAGACGCCTTCTCGAGACCTCGCGCCCGAAGCAGTTCTCCTCGGCGAACCTCGCGTTGAGCACTCTGGAACGCGCGCTCCGCTTCACGAGCCCGCATCGCCTCGGCCCGCGCTGTGGCGCGCTCCTGGTCAGCGATACCCTTTGCTCTGGTGCGCTGCTCTTGTCGCGTTTGCCGCTCGGCAACTCCGCCTCCGCCTTTCGAGAGCTTGCGCTCGAGGTCGTCAATCGCCTTGGACGCGGACTGCGCCGGGCGCGTGACCTTGTCGACAAGCTTGACCTCGAACTCGGCAGATCCGTTGCTCATCTTACTTTCGTTTGCTCATCGCTTTCGCCCAAGCGCGCGCGATGTCAGCAACTGCCTTGAGGTCCACGAGCGCATCGCTCACCAGGAGCGCACCGACCCACGCCTGCTCTGAGGGCGCGCCGTCTTCGGCCGTGTCGTTCCTTTGAAACGCCAATAGGGCGCGGGCGCTGGCGACAGAGTCCCGGCGCGCGCCCTCCCAGAGCTCTAGCCTTTTTTTGCCGTGAACTGCAGCGTTGCGCCGATGAGGTCACACCCGGCGTCGATCATCTGCGTCCACAGCCTCGGGTATTTCTCGTGCAGGTCATCGAAACTGAGTTTGGCGCAGCCAACGAAGATGGCTTTGGCGAGACTCAGGCCGCGCTCGAGTTGCGACGCTTTGCCATCCTGGTACCGCGACCATTCCGGATCGCTTGGGGACCGGATGAAAACGATCTCACCGTCGGGGCACTGGCCAAACATGGCTGCGCCGCTGGGCGGGGTCCCGCCAACGAACCTTTCGACGCGACTGAACTCGACCTCGTTACCGGCCTGGGTGAGCAGCTCCGAAGCCGCGGCGTTGTAAACGCCGGGATACCGCTGAATGAGCGCTTTGAACGCATCGAGTCCGGTGAGTGGATCGTCAGTGCGCGGGTAAACCACAGCTCGGTACGCCAGCTGTTTGCGTGTGGCGCTGGAAGGGTGCTTCTTCTCGACGCTCTCGGCCCACTCCTTCATGTCGTCGGCAGTTGCCGCACGAAACACGACGAGCTCGTTGGTCGGTAGCGTCGATTCAAAGACGCGTCCGTGTTGCCGCTGTAGGCGATCGACGATCGCGTCAGCCTTTTCGTTTTCAGACATTTGCTACTCCCAAATGCGCGTTGTGGTTGCGTTAGATTTACATCCCGCTGTGCGGGAAGTGGCCGTTGATGCTCTTCTTCTCGAACGAAAAGTCCATCGCCGAAGAGATTGGCGTTCCGGACGACGCGTCGTCAGCCTCGTTCAAGAGGCGGCATCCGTAGCACTGGATGTACTCCACATCGACCACGCCGTCGGAGCGGGTCCTCGTCATGACGTACGAGCAGTTCCAGATCACCTCGCGATAGGGACCTTGCTTCGCGAGCATGTCGATCAGCGCTCCGCGCTCGCTCATGTCGGTCATGTTGAAGGCGCCCGTGCCGAGGTCCATCGACCCGACTGTGCGTCCCTGTGGTGCCGACTGCGTGCCCTTTGCAACCTCCTCTTTGGTAGGCTGCTCAGCGCTGACCTTGTCGACGCTCTTGAAGATGCGCTCTCCGATGGTGAACTCGGAGACCTCAAACGAGAAAGTGTAGCCCATGCAGCCTCAGATCAGAGCGATAGCGAGTAGCCCAGAGTGGTGACCACGTAGCTGGGTTGAACGAGTGGGACTGCAACGACGTCGCCGATGATTGTCTCGGTCGTCGCTACGTTCCACTCGCGGTTGATGCGGTAGCGCACGGCGGTGACGTGACCCTGAGTTCCCTCTTCATTGGTAGGCAACAGGACTTCGTCCTCCAGACGCTTGTTGACGTCCTTCTCGAGCCGGATGATGTCGCGCACATCGAGCGCGCCCTTCGCCGAACCCTTGAGATTCAAGCGGTAGCCGCGGCCAATCATCTTCACTTGCTCTTCGAAGACGATGTCGCAAATGCGATCCATTACGGTGCCGCGTTGCCAGTAACGGTAGTCGCTCCCTGCGGCGGCTTTGAGTCGCGCTTGCGCGATGAAGACACCGCCATCCGAGATGCTCGACCAGCTTCGCATCGTGGAGATGCCCAGATCATCGAGCCCCGTAGGGTTGATTGCTTCGTCGTCGAAGAGTTCGAACACGCCCGGCAGCGGGCCGCTCAGAACCCGTTTGAGATCCGTGCTCGTCTTCACGCTTGCGGCGCGGGATGCGAAGAGCGCGGTGGCGTTGGTGCGGGGACGCGCGTACCCGGGAAACCGCTTTCTTGCCAGCCGCGACGCCCGTCCGAAGGCGAACAGCACACGGTTTGCAACCACCGATGTGAGCGCAGTCCTGACCGCGGCAGCGTCTGCAACGACGTCGGTCGCCATCACTAGGCGCCGGTTCTTGCCAATGTTCGCGAGTGTGTTCAGCTCAGCCTGTGCAGCGGCTCCAAGCGTCGCGTGTGCTGCGGCGGCGCCTGTGTTCGCGGTTGTCGGCAGCACGATGAACGCGTACTTGCGACCCGTTGCCGCGAGCACGTCGAATGCCGCCGCAAGGTCGGTTGAGTTCATCGCCACGCATTCGGCGGTGAAGGTGTACGCGGAGCCCGCAACGTAGGTGCCTGCGGGGAACGTCAGCGTCAGGTCGGTGTTGGGTAGCCCGTACGTTCCGCCAGACGGGATCGTGATCCAATCGGTCCAAGTGCGCTGATCGTCGGTCGCGCCGGACCAGCCGTCGAGGGAGTAGCGGAACGTGCCAGCGCCCAAGTCGCCAGCGGTTCCGATCTGAAGCTCGACGAAATGGTCATAGCGAGATGTACCCGCGACAGTGATGGTGGGCCCCGTGTGTGAGGCGACCTTGGTGATCGCGCTGTTGTCGGCAGCGATCGAAGTCGCGCCGCACAGCAGTCCAACGGGGCCGCCAGCGTCCTCGAGGAGGGCGCAAGCCATGTCGACACCAGGCCCGTCGACGTGATCTGCGATCACCGAGTTGGGCGACGTGTACCACTTGAGGGTATTGGCAACCCCGCCCTTGGTGGGCGCGATAACCAAGGGTGTCGACTCAGCGGATTCGGAAACACCGATCCCTGGGTCTCGGATCGTCTGACCTGCAGAAGGTAATGCTGACATCGACTACCTCAGTTGAAGGGTCGCCACCCGGCGCCCAGTTTCGGTTTCGTTGCGCCTTCTGCCCGCTTGCGCGGCTTGAAGTCCTTGTGGTCGTGCGGACATGCTGGTGCGAGCGCCGGGCGATGTAGCGCCAGGGGGTATTCCGCGGCCGCAAGCAGTCCTTTGACGTAGTCCTCTTCGGTTAGCCGAAAGGCCTTGTCGCCTTGGTTGTGGTGCTCGTCGGCGCTCCAGCCGTAGAGCGAGTCAGCCGCGGCATGGAACGGGTGAACCTGGTCAGTTACACCTGGAACCTGCACCTTAGCCGCAACGATGTTGCCTTTGCGCACGCCCCACTCACGTGGCGTCAGGCGCTCGGGCGTCGCGTTGCCCTTCGGCGCAGGCGTGGACTCTGCAGGCGGAGCGCGGTCTGTGTCGCCAGGTTTGCTTGATTCTTTCACGTTCACTCCGTGCGCTCACTTGAGCGCCGTTGAAAACACATCATCAGCGACACTCTCGTATCGCTGCACCCAGGCTCTCGGGAGCCCGGCGTCCGGAACCATGCGCCGCGGCGGAATGCCTTTGATGCTCCGTGCGTAGCCGTAGCGTCCCAAGCGCAGCGCCTTCGCGTTGCGCGGGTAAATGCGTTGGCGGCTGGGCCCGTAGATGCCGGTGCCGCCTTGGTGCCACTTGGCGTAGACCTTGCCGCTTCCGACTGTGAACCCGCGCCGGTTAGACGTGTAGTTCCACGAGCTGCGCAGGCCCCCCGTGTCTTGCAGGATCTTGCCTTTGCGGAGCAAGAGCGACTGCCAGGGGGCGCCGTCCGGATCTTGCTCGTGCTCGAACTCTTCGCGGATGAGCTCGAGCGTTTCTTCGGCGAGGTTTCTGCTAAGCGTGTCGAGCGCTGGACCAAGCTTCTGAAGCTTGCGCCCGAAGCGGCCAAGGTCCGAAAGGTCCCCGGTGATCGCGACGCGTGCCACAACTCAGATCTCAAGGACGTAATTGCAGGTGTGCTCTTGCGCTTGCACAACCGTGACTGGCTCGGTTGCACGACGTATGGCGAAGGGGAACGCGACGCGCAGTCGCTTCATCGGCGTGCGCACCATCGTGCCCGCTTCCTTGTCGCGTTCGGTTACCCACTCGTGCCCAAGCAGTTGCGAGCGGTCGATTTGCACCGAGGGTGCGTTGAACATCGCCGCAATGAGGGCGACGAAAAGCTGCTCGGTTTGGCCTGGGTCGTCTGCCGTGATGTAGACGTCGCAGATCTCACGGTACACGGCAGCGTTCGAGTACATGCTGCCGTCGGGGTCGTCGCCGCCAAAGGGGGCGTGCACGCCGGGCGCCTCGAAGTCCCCGGGAACAGGAACGAACGAGATGCGGCGTGTTTCGCCGTACTCGCCGAATTTGACGCGCCCGACGACCCACTCGACGCGATCGAAAACCACGGAGTGGAACTCGGTAGCGATTGCCTCGACGAGAAGCGCAAGCTGGGACGGCTCACCCGACTCGCGCTCGACCTCGACGTCGTCAGCTTCAGCAGAGCTCATCCCAACCTCGTGACGACTTGGAGGTAACCACCGCGCCGCCTTCGAACACCTCGGGTTTCGAATCGACAATCGCCGTTGGGCGGACGGTGCCTGCCGAAACGCGGTTGAGCCACTGCAGCGCAAACGTGCGACCGTCGGTTAGCGACGCGTCGGGCCCTGCCGGCTGAAGACCACGCATCCCGCTCACGACTGAGTGCGCGACCATTGCAGCAGCGTGGCGCCGCAAGTCATCGCCCCACGCAACGATCGGCGGGGTGTAAGCACCAGCGAGGTAGCCTTCGCACTCGTCGCTTATCGCGAGACAGTGTGGCCAGATTTCCTCGTCCGGGAACTTGTCGAGCGCCTTTGCCGGAATCCCGAGTGAGCGAAGCTCGTCAGGTGTGACGTAGGCTGTCTTGGCCGTCCCTGTGATCACGGCCGTGCAACTGGCTGCGGCGAACGAACAGCGCAGGTAGCGGTCGAGGCCAAAGAGCTTGTAGGCTTTCGCGTCTGCGGTATGCGTCTTATCGACGCGTACAGCGCGCCACGCGTTGGCATCGAGCGACGTCTCGATCGTGAACGTCACCTCGCCCGACAGGGCGGCGACACTTCTCTGCACTTCAATCGCTGACCGGTAACCACCGAGGTCGACGACCTCGCCTGCGCCGGTACCCGTGAGGGCGCCCGAGAGCAGCGAGATCGCGAGATTGCCCGCCATGCTCAGCGTGCTTTGCCGCGCAACGTGAACGTGAACGACATACCGCCGCCGGCGTCCGTTCCGTTGAAGTCGGCTCTAACCTGCTTCGCGGTCGGGAAGGATTTGCGCTGTGTTCCTGTCGCGCTCACCTGAGTGAACGTTCCGAGCGTGAACCAGTTGGTGCCGTCCTCGGATCCTTGGATTGTAACGTCGAGCGTGTCCGACGCGGTGATCGCGGAGACCACTAGTTCCAGGAACATCGTGTGTAGATGTCCCATCTCCAAGACGCGGCTCTGAGCGTCCGCTGTTACCGCAGCTGCTGGGCTGAGGTCGATGTCTTCTTCGTAGACGAAACGACCGGATGTCTGATGGTAGCTCATTGGATCCTCACGTCAGCGCTGCGAGCGCTTTCAAGACTTCGTCAGCGTCGCGACCACGAAGGCCCACGCGCGCAAGTTCTCTTAGGGGGGCTCCGTCCAAATCCTGGACGGTCGTGTATCCGCGCGAGGTGAGCGCGGACATAAACGGGAAGTTGGCGGGTAGGGCAGTGCCGGGCTCCGCGAGGTGCTTTTCGCGCCACCTGTCTGCTGTTGGCTCGTCACGGCGTTCCGCGGCGAGCCACTTCAGCAGGTAGAAGCGACGCTTCGAGTTGAGCGACACGGCTCAGGACTTTGGCTTGCCCTTGGGCTTTTCGATCTTGGCCGCTGGAGCGCTTGGGGGCGGCGTGTCTTTCGGAGAACTGTCGCCCGCCGTAGACTCGCTTCCCGAAGCTGCCGCCTCCGACGTTGGAGCAGGAGGTGTCGTCGCCTCTTCGAGCAACTGCTCCAGCTCCGCGATGCGTTTGCTTGCAACGCTGAGCTGGCTCTCGCTCGAGGCGTGGAGCTCGCGAGTCTCGCGCAAGTGCCCTTCGAGCTCGTCGTGACGCGCCACGAGGTCCTCGTTTGCCTTCAGCACGTCGGCGTTCTCGGTCTCGAGCTCCGCAAGGCGTTGCACCGTGGCCTCACCTTCCGGAGTCGACAGCGAAGCCTCTGCGAGTTTCAGCTCGTAGCTCTTCGTGAGCTCTTGCAGCGCAAGCTGATGCTCTTCGCGCGTGTAGAAGGGCTTGTGAACTGGGACGGGCGCAGCCGGGTGTGCCTTGTGGACACGCTCCCGCTGCGCCAGACGTTTTGCCGTGATGCCCATGATCAGCCGATGTAGTTCTTCACGTTGTGCTTGATGCGCACGACGCCCGTCCGCTTGCCCATGCGACGGCGGCGGTAGCGATGCGCCACGTAGTAGAGGTGCATTGCGAAGAGATCGGTATCCTCGAGGATGTCGATGTCGGTCTTCGCGCCAAGACGCTGAGCGTTGTACCAGAACGATAGAGCGTCCTTCTGGAGCAAGAGCGTGCTCACCGAGAGATTCGCCGTGGATACCCACTGGTTGTCGGCGTTGAACGTGCCGGCAGCGAACGCGACAGTGAGACCCGTCTCGCCATCGTTTCCGACGAGCGAGTCGATGTTCGTATCAGTGAGCGCGATTGCAGCGCCCGCGGTGGTTGTGGTGATCGTTGCGGACCAGGTATTGCCACCGTCCACCGAGAAGCGGAACGTTGCAGTTCCGTGCGCCCCGCCAACGAGGCAGTCGAGCACCAGGTTCCAAGGACCCATCTTGCCCGCGTCAGCGACCGCGAGCGTCGCAACGGGCGGGCTGGTACCGGTCGGGGCAACGGTACCCATGGTCGAGCCGTCCAGGGGCACGCGATCGCTCACCAGCAAGGGGCGGCCACCAAAGCTGCGCTTGATGACGCCTTCCTGTCCTTCCTGCACGCTTTCGAGCAGCAAAGGGCGACCGTGCGAGTCGGTTTGCTCCGCAAGGTCCGCCAAGGTCTGCGAATGCGTGACGGAAGCGACGATGTCATCCTGCTCGTCGCCCCAAAGGGTGCGAGCTCGGATCATCTGGCGGTGCTCGAGATACACCGGCGCTCCGGAACTGTAGACGTCGCGAACGAGGTTCGTTGACGCAGCTGCAGTGACGCACAGGCGATCCATTTCGAGAATCGCCGCGACCTCTGCTTGTGCCGCCGCCTCGGCGTACGGGTCCCCGAGTTCCGGGTGACCTTCGGCTACCGCCTGTGCCAGGACCGAAGTCTCGACCGCCAGCGAGCTGCGCCCGATGGTCGCCTGTTCGCTCGTCTGAGGGATCTTCTGCGGCGTTGCGCTCGAACCCTCCGGGTTGTTTGCGAACCCACCGAGGGTTCCCCAGTAGGGGATGTCGATCGTCTTGTTGATTGCGCCCTTGCCGCCCTTGGGCATGGTGCCGTTGACGATCACCGCGCCGGAACTGACGAGCAGCGATCCCATCAGCGCAGTCTTGCGCTTGAAACGGCCGCGCACGGCATCGAGCAGTGTTTGGACGCTGAAGAGATCAGTGGATTGAGTAACGGGCATTGTCTTGCGTTCTCCTCAAGGGGTTGGATCTGTGGGCGCTGGCGCTCAGGCCGCGGTCGCCTCGGGTTCGGGGCAGCCCTCGCGCTCCCACTCTCTACGAAGGCGAGCGAATTCTTCGGGGTCGCTCTGCTCGAGGCGGGCCCGCTCCATGTTCGTCATGTTCCGATAACTCTTCGCACTACCTTGGAGGCTCGAAGAATTCTCGCCGTTGTTCCCTTGACCCACCTTCTTGGACAGGTGGGAAATGGGGGCCTTCACTTCGACGAAGGACTTCGCAGCAGCGAGTGAAAGCTCGCCACTTGTGATCTGTGCTTGGAGCTTATCGGCTTCCGCCTTCGTCAACCGAGGTTGCTTGTCCTCAAAAGCGCTGCCATCGCGTGCACCCGAAAGGAATGCTTCGAGTTCAGTCTTCTGCTGAGCTTCGCGGCTCGTCTTGAGCTCCGTTTCGAGCCCTCCGACCTTCTCGTGCGAGGCTTTCCAGGCGAGGGCAGCGCCGAGCGCCTCTTCGCCCTTCTTGCCCGTCGCTGCTTCGAACTTGGCGAGCAACGCCAACGCGGCGTTACCTGCTTCGAACTTCTTCGTCGCTACGTTGAGGGCCGTGGGTTCATCGGCGCCCTCGACGATGCCGAGGAACGCAGCGAGGGTCTTGAAAAGCGTCATGTTGGTTTCCTTGTTTTCGGGAAAGAGGTCCAGGTTGGGCTGCTCTTTCGCCGCCCGTGAACTCTTGGCCCCCAACTGCGCCTTCAGCAGTTCGGGGACGTTGTGGTAGGCGCCGCCGCGCGTCGCTGTTGCGCCTTGAACGAGTGCCTTTGCCACCGCCTTGGCTTTGGCGGGGATCACCTCGGTAGCGAAGCCCATGGCTTTCGCTTCCTCAGCGGTCAGCCACGTTTCCGCGTCCATCATCTCGGACACCTTGTCGACGCTCAAGCCCGTGCGGGTGGCGTAGATTTGCGCGGCATCCGCGCTCATCTTCTCGAGCACGTCCGCCCAGCGGCGCAGATCATCCGGCTCGCCTTGGGTACCGCCCCAGGCGTTGTGAATCATCAGCCAAGCGCCTGCGCCCATACGCACGACGTCCCCGGCCATCGCGATCAGTGATGCCGCGGAAGCGGCGATTCCGTCGATGGTCACCTCGACGCGGGCAGGGTGATCGTTGAGTTGGTTGTAGATAGCCAACCCGTCGATGATGTCGCCCCCGTCCGAGTTGATTCGGAGCTGGATCGTCGAAGCCTTCGAGTTCTTGATCGAGCGACGGACGTTGGCGGCGCTGGTGGACTCCTGCCACCAACTCTCGCCCACGAGTCCGTAGACGTCGATTGCAAGGGTCTCGCCTTGCTCCTTCAGCAGAAAGGACCAACTCATGCGATTACCAGAGAGCGACGATGCCGGCAGCAACCGTGCCCGTACTGAGCACGCGGTCGACACGGACCGTCAGCGGGATGCCGAGTGCGAGATAGAGTGTGACGACTGCGCTTTGCCCCTTCATGTGAACAGCGACGGTGCCCGCCGTCGTCGTCGCGAGGAGCGCGCGCGGGCACGTTTGCAGGTCGTTCGCGTCGTTTGGCGCGACGGCGACCGCATTCTCATAGTGGTCCGTCAGCGCTTGCGACGTGATGTGGTTGAACGGGTCAGTCGGAGGCATGGAACACGTCCAGGGCCTCGCTCAACGTGGAGCGTGCCCGAATGGGAAATTGGGGGTGGCGCGCGACTAGAAGATCGCGTCGGGAGGAGCGTTGAGTCCGAGCTCGTCGTCGGTCAAAGCGCGGAAGGGCGGGATGCCACTGGGTCGCTCGAGAAGACGAATCGTTCCGATGCGCTCAGGTGCATTCCGCGCCTGATGGTCAAGCCAGATGTCGAGCAGCGTCGGGTCGTTCACGTCCAACGGCGTGCCCGAGTGAGGCATCGGATGGGTTGGAACCGCTGGGGGCCGGGCAAGAGCGAGCAGGCGACGAAGTTCTT